TTTAACGATAATAATTTAAAAAATGTATTAGAAATTGGTGGTCCTACAGATAAAATATTTAAATATATTAATAATTATAATAAATGGACTTTATTAGATCCAAATGCAGAAATATATAATGGAAAAATAAGTACAATAAATAACTTTTTCAATAAAGATTTTAAACTTAATTATTCTATTGATACAATAATTCATAGTCACTTATTAGAACATCTATATTCTCCAAATGAAATGCTATATTATATGAATAATATTTTGAGTGAAAATGGGGAAATGTTTATTTCTGTTCCTGATATGGAATTTTATGCTAAAACAGGAAACCCATTTAATGGTATGCACTTTGAACATACATATTTTTTAAATGAAACTAATATAATATACTTAGCTAATAATAATAATTTTGATATTATAAATAAAAAATATTATAATAATCATTCAATATTTTATCATTTAATAAAAAAAAATATTTCTTCCAACTGTATTGATTTAATGCGACAATATAATATTCCTTATATCCACTTATTCAATGAAAAAATTAATTATTTTAAAAATTTAGTCAAAGATATAAACAAAAAAATAACAGATACGGATCAAGTATATATATTTGGCTGTCATACAAATTCTCAAATAATGGTATATTTTAATTTAAATATTTCAAATATTAAATATATATTAGATAATGATAAAAGCAAACATAAACAATACTTATATGGGACAAATTTGTTATGTAAACCTCCAGAAATTTTAAAAGATATTAAAAATCCCAAAGTTATATGTTATATTGGTAATTATACTAGCGAAGTAATAGAACAATTAAAAAATATTAATAATAGTATTGTATTTTTATAAATAAAAATCATAATATTTCAATAAGTTTTTCATAAATCTTATTGGAAATACTGGATCTAATAATTTATCATTATCTTCACTGTTAAACCAGACACATACAAAAAACGGAAAAATACAAAGTGCATTCTTAAAATCTTTCAGATATTGTTCATATGAATACTTTCGGTGTTCAATCATCAATTTATAATAATATTTAATTACAATATCAACTGTAAATTTATCAAAATCAATACTTTCAACTAATAAAAATACGATGTCGCTTATTCCTTTATTAAGATGTATATATTGCCAATCCAAAAAATAAGGCGTTATATTATCTTTGTAAAAAATATTCGGGCTTTTTAAATCTCCATGACAAAAACTTAATGGAAACATTGATGCTTCATCTAATATTTTATTAAAATTATGATATATATATTCTAGATTTGTTTTATTATTCTCTGTTAATAATATAGTATTTTTTTGCATAAATTTATTAAACCGATTACATATCAATTTACTATAATATGAAATCTGATTTACTGTTAATAAATTTTTCATACTATCTATTTTATCATTTGAATTTTCAAAATAAAATTTATTATGCATATTAAAAATATTATTAACAACTTTTAATAATAGATCAATATTTTTATTTAAATTTATATTAAATGTTCCAGAATATTTATTTAAATTTTCTAATATAATTCCATCTTTATTATTCACTTCAAAACTACCAAAAAACCTAGGTATATTTATATTTATTATTAATGGATATATATTAGTATAAAAATATTTTTCATTTTTATACATATTAAGTTCTATTGCTGTTTTAGATAATTCATTATCAAAATTACTTATTTTTAAAATTATATTTTCATTAGTATTATCCTTATATTTTAAATTATATGAAACTATATCACATATATATCCAGTTTTCAAGTTACTATTATTTTTTGTAATATTTTTAATTGAAAAATCTCGTAATATTTTATATAAATTGTCCAATATATATTCATCATTTTCTATTTGTATAATTTCATCTTTTATAATTTCAGTAATATTAAGTTTTTTATAATCTTTTATTTTAAATTCGTCGGCATTTTTTATATCATCACACGATTCATCATTTATAATTAAATATATCTTGTACACGCCTGTATTTTTTGCACTAATATAACCAGAATAACTATCTTCAAAAATTATACAATCTTTTTGTTTTAAATTTAATTCTTTTATAGCATTTAAGTATGGTTCAGGATTTGGTTTATGTTTAGAACAGTCTTCAGATGCTATAAGTATATTCACAAATTTATCCAATGTTGTTTTTTTTAATATAAATTCAGCAGCGCTTTTATTACAACTTGTAACAATAGCAATTTGTCTCTCTTTGTTTTTTTCAAAAAAATCTAAAACTCCATCTAAAAGTATTTCTTCGTCATAATTATTCAGTTTTTCAATAAATAATTTATCTTTTTCTATAGAAATTTTTTTTATATCTTCTCTTGTTAATTTTGGTAGTAAATAATTTAGAAAGGCTATATCACTTTTACCTTTAATAAAATTATTAAAAAATTCATTATTTACCAAAATATTATATTTATTTAATAATTCTTTCCAAACTTCAATATATACAAAATCGGTATTAACAAGTGTTCCATCTAAATCAAATAATAAATGTAATTCATTACTTCCAGAAAACATTAATATATTTTATATAATTATATAAAATATGTTAATTAATTAAACTATTATATAATTAAAAATATTACCATATTCTTTTTTTACTTCATTTATTAATTGTATTTCATCTTTTATTATAACCTTTTTGCCTTTTTCTACTAATTTTTTTGCTATTTGTAATTTTGCACTTTCTTCTATTATTGGTATTTTACTATCCTCTTTATAGCACACATTTTCAATTATATATTCATCTTTATTTTCATCTAATAATTTCTGTGTTAAAAAATCTGAATGTAATTGATTATATTTTGTTGTAGATAATAATAATTCATTATTTATATTATTTTGTTCTACAAATAATGCTAATGCTCTTGTATCTCTTGGAAAACATGGACCACCAAAAGAGTATCCCGGTCTAAAATATTTATTTCCTATTCTACTATCACTGCCAATTGAGTCCAAAACTTTTTCTTTATTCGCACCAATAGTATCACAAACATCTGAAATCATATTTGCAAAAGATAATTTTGTTGTTATAAATCCATTAATTGTAATTTTTGTAATTTCAGCTTCCAATGGAGAAAGTATACAATATTTTGGCTGAGTTTTAACTATTTTACTATATATTTCTCTCAACATTTCTTCTAAATCATGAGAAATTGTTCCAATTAATATCATATCTGGATTTAAAAATCCTTTAATAATTTCTCCTTGCGCAATAAACTCTGGATTATATGATAGCGTCGTATTTTTACAATCAGAGAGAAGAAAAGAACCAACTTCATCAATATATTTTGGCATTAATGTGCAACCTATTATGATATGTTTATTTTCTACTTTTTTATCATTTATTTTTTGTAAAAGATCTGAAACTATTGAATGATCATAAAATTTATTACTACCCGAATTTGGCGTTTGAACCATTATAAAAATAATATCTGAATGTTCTAAACCTTCATCTAATTCCAATGATGCTGTAAAATTTTTTGAATTTATTAAAAGATTTTCATATTCAGGTTCTTTACTTTTAAATGTTTTATTATTTAATTGCTTAATATACTCTTCATTTATATCAATACCCATGACATTATAACCTGCTTTTTCTATTAATAAAGCAAGACCTAAACCTAATTTTCCAACGCCTAATAGAGTAATATTACTCATTATAATAATATATATTAAATATAATATTTAATAATAGAATAAATAATCTATTGTTGTTTTCCAAGAATTTTTACTGTGAACATTTTTTTCATACCACTCTACACATGCTTTTGACATTTCATTCCATTTTTCTTCGCTAATATTTTCTATTTTATTTTCATATTCTTCTGGATTATTTGCTCTAATATAATGAATATTTTCTTGTGGAGGGTTAATATATGAATTTATTTCTACATGTGGTGTAATAATTGGAACTGTTCCAAATGCCATTAATTCAACCTCTCTATGACATTTACTTCCAAAACCTCTTAAACATAAACCATATTTAGCACTTCGTAATTTTAATAAATATTGTTCTTTATTAAATTTATGTTGTTTTCCTGCTGTGCAATGATATTCTGTTAATACTTCCTTCCATTCTTCATTATTTTGTCTATATTGAGCTTGAACATTATTTTCAAAATTACCTATAAATATCGATTCTATTGTTCTTTCATTGAAAGTTAAATATGAATAAGAAGAGTGAATAGATTCTAATAATCTTGGATTTCTAGGCCAAAATATCCAAGGGCTTACATTTACTCCATTATCTTTTAAAAATTTACCTTCTAACTCCATAGAACCATTTCCCATTAACATTTTAAATGTAGTTCCTAATTCTTCATTAAACCATTCATGATTTGGTCTATCATAAAATAAAATATTAGGATATAACCAACAATGATTTGTATTATCTACTACTTGAATATCAACATCTTTATTATTTTCTTTATATAAATAGGCTAATTCTCTAAAACTATCATTAGCATGATTCCATATATTTTCTCTTGGTTGCGAAGGAATTTTAATAACCCATTTTTTATTTATTATTCTCCAAATTAACATTATATCCTTATATCTTCTTAATTCTCCTAATTTATTAATAATAAAATTGTTTATTTCTTGAAATTGTGCTGAGTGAAAATGTGTATGAATACATACTAGTGGTTTATCATTATAATTAATATTCTTGTTATTTGTATTTATACTTTCAATTACTTGTTTACGTTCTTCATCATTTTCTAAATGAATTATTCTCCACGGAGTAAAATTAATCTCTCTTCCTAACTCTTGATAATCATATTTATTTGCTAAATCTTCCAATGATGCTTGGTCATAAAATCTTGATTTTTTTGTAAATTCTATCCAATCATAAACAACATTCATATTTTTTGTCCATAATAATCCACCATTAAAAAACCCCCAAATATCACTTTCACTTTTTTTCATATAATGAGGCGATAATGCAAGTTCTTTAGTTTTATTAATACAATTTATTGGATTAAAAAATATTATATCAGAATCTAAAAATAAAGTATCATTGGAGTTTACGAGTGCAAACTTAATTACTTCTGCTTTTTGCATTTGAAATTCTGTCCATATATTTTCTTTTTCCATTTCCTGTCTATCTTTATTGGAATATTTATCTAATCTTGTAAATAATTTTAAGTTAAGTTTAATTTTTGGAGTAGTATTTTCTATTTCTTCTTTTGTTTTGCTATCCACTAACCCATAAACTAAAGCATATGGATGATATAAAGATAATGAGAGAAGCATTCCTACAGCTTCAAATGATGCATTTTGAGTTGCTATAAAACAAAAACTATCAGGTGCCTCATATAATACATTTTCTTCAATAACTTTTCTCTCTTCCGTAATCTTATCTATTTTTGTCTCTACAATTCTATTTTTATTTTCTATAATAGTTTCAACAATTATTTCCTTTTCAAATAATTTTTCTACCATTTTTTTATCTTCAATAGAGAGAATATTTATATAATCATCTTGTAAAAATAATTTCTTATAGTTTTCAATATTTTCATCATATTTTTTTCTCTCTTCATCATCTAAATTATTTATTATAACTTCATTCCATTCTTTAATAAAAAATAAATTTTCTTTATTATCTTCATTTAACTCTGGAAGCATTTCGAATGAATTTATTCTCTCATAATTCTTATAAATTTTCTTTGATTGATTATTAATTTTTATAAAATCTTCTACAATTTTTAACATATATTCTTTACATTTATTACTATCATCATGAGGCGTATTTTTAAAATGAATTGGTTTTTTTGAATAAAGATTGCCATCAAAATAATAATTTTTTACTTCGTTTAAAGAGAGAAAGTGTAATAAGTTTTTTACTTGTTTGGAGAAATCTATATCATTATTATTAAATATAAAATTACATGAATAACTCATAAATATAAATAATTTACACATTTAATATTTAAATATTGTAAAATATTAAATATATTATTTTGTAGCTACTAATTTAATTTGCATAAAGATATATTCTATAATTTATCATCTAACCATAAACCACTACACATATGTATGCCATAACATCCATTTTTTTCTAAATTTTTTATATATTGATAATCTTTTTTATAGGGAGGATGAAATAACATTCTATCTGGGACATAAATATCATCCTTATTTTCAAATTTTTTATACATATTATAGACAAAAATAGGGCCTGTGCTATTTATTACATTATCTTTACCATGACTTGGTAAATTTTTTCTATCAATTACAAATAATGTATCTATCAATGTTTTCCAAAAAGAATTTCCAGGAACTGATGCAAATATAGAATTACCTAACATAGTTATATTATTATTATTATCTTTATTGCGATTTTCTGGAATTACTATTTTTTTTTCCAATAAATCAAATGGTTTAAACATTAAATAATCCATATCCGTATACAATCCACCATATTTATACATCAAAAAATATCTGAACATATCTATTTTCATTATTAACCTTGGTAATTCATTAAATTTTTCATAATATTCTGGAAAAAAATTTTTCATAAGATTATCAACATCATCATCCTTCCACAATATATATTCAAAGTCAGGATTTTTTTTTCTTACTGTATCTGCTAATTTTAGATTCTCTATAGGAATATTATTTTTACCCATCCAAATATGATGAATTATTTTAGGTATTGTCATTATTTTTATAATAAAAAGTATATCTTTATTATCTTTATTATTTTTATTAATTTAAAATAATAATTGTATTCCATCTATAATTATTTCTTTCTTTTTTAAAAATTGATAAATTAATATTATCATTATCTTCTTTAAAAAAACTATCACAGTCAAATAAACCTTCTCCTGTTTTTATTTTTCCAGGATAAATATTCGGAAATATATGATATAAACTTATTTTACTCAAAATCTTATTTTTATTATTATCATTCACTGTAAATAATCTAGTATCGTTATTTTTTAAATGTTCTATAGTATAATGTGAACCACAATTTACAGGATAATTATCATTTAAAAATATTTTTTTTATATTTTTTTTAAGACATTGACATAATCTATTATAAGCATTTTGATGACAATCAAAAAAACAAAATATATCATCAGGATTAAAATTGTTTAATTGTAAATCTTTAAAATCTATGAACTTATCTCCCATAAAGTATTTTGTATTTACATTTCTATCAATATATCCGTTCGGTGGTATATTTCTAGGATCTAAAGATATAATTTTACATTCAGGTAATGTTTTTCTTATTAGATGCGTAGAAATTCCATTCCATACACCAGATTCAATTACTATTTTTGGTTTATATTTATTTAAAGAAAACCATAAAGTAAATAAATCTGGGGCACCCATACCACCATTATTATTCGTATATTGTGGTATATAAATTTTTTCAATAAAATGATTTAAATCTTTTTCAGTAAAATTCATTATTATATTAATAAATATATAATTATTTATTTATATATAATTAAATTATAAATATAAAATATAAGATAATGTCGCAAGAAGAAAATAAAGAATTTAACAAAGACAAATTAATAGAATATGATTTAGTATCAGATATGTTAAGTTTATCTTCGCTTGTCTATAATTTTAATATTGATATTAAAGCTGAATCTACAAAAAATAATAAATATGATTTAAAAAATCTAAATATTGAAAACTTAAAAGTTGATTCAAAACGAAAAGAATTGTTAAAGCAAATACTTGAAAAATCACCCAATTGTGAATTATATAAATTCTATGATTTAGAAAGTGGTTCTCAAGTTGGTATAACTATTAGCCATAAACAAAAGAGAATATCTTTTATATTTAGAGGTTCAAATCAATTAATTGATTGGATTCATGATTTCATGATATGTAAAAAAGAAATTAGTGAAAATATTTATGTTCATCTTGGTTTTTATAAATCTTTATTTAAAGAAAATTTATTCAATAATTTACAAGAAGATTTAAAAAAAATATTAGAAGAACACCCTGATTATGAGTTATATATAACAGGTCATAGTTTAGGGGCTGGTTTAACAACATTATTTGGTTATTTAATTTCAGATATTATAGATAAAAATATTACTCTTATTACATTTGCTAGCCCTCGTGTTGGAAATAAAGAATGGGCTGAAGATTTCAATAAAAAGAAAAATTTACGACATTTTAGATTTGTTAATGAAAAAGATATTGTTACATCTTTACCATATTTATATTTTTATCATGTTGGTAATTGTATTCTTATTAACAAAAATAATTCAATGAATTATGCAAAATATCATGAATATAATGATGTATCTAGCATCTTTTATTATTTTAACCCTCTAGACCATTTAATTGATAATTATTATAATAATTTAGTTATTTGCAAATGGAAAAATAATGATCTATCTTGTGAAACTTTTAATTCTCCTATAATGGTCGAAATGGTTAATAAAAAAAATATAGAACTAACTGAAAAAACTGAACTACAACAACCAGAACCAGAAGTTCAAGAAACTGAAAAAAATGAACTAATTTAAATAGTTATTGTTATTTAATTATATTAGAATATGTATTTAATACCTTTAATTAGAACTTCAAGGGCATTTGTTGCTACAACAATATTTCCAGATAATCCCTTATTTGCTATAACATCTAGTGAAATTATTAGTTTTATTATTCCTTTTATTAATAATAATCCAGTATATGCTCTTAATAATATGGTTTTATTTATTATTTATTATTTTAATTATAATGAACATGCCATAGATATAATGGAAAAATATAAAAATCAGTATTTTAAATATTATTTAACAGAAATTATAAGTATTTTACTATATATATTTAATTATTATTATTGAAAATAATTTTACAAATAATATATTATAATTAATAAATAATATATTATCTATTTACGACGAGTAGATTTTGCTTTGCGGCAAAACGATCTTTTTTTGCCACGTGACATTTTGCAACCATCTTTGGCAACACACGTGCCAGGTTTGAGACCGCGGCATTTTGATTGTTTAACTCTGCGTCTGTATGAACGTTTCGCCGAAGAATTTTTTTTATGAGAAACTCTTGTTTTTAACATATTTATATAATAGAGAGAGATAATTATTTTTTCTTAGATTTGTTTTTATTTTTATTTTTTTTGTATTTTTTTGTTCTTCTCTTTTTACCTCCCTTCTTTTCTGGTTCTTGAACTTCTGGTTCTTGAATTACAGGTTTTTGAATTACTGGTTCTGGTTCTGGTTGTGGTTGAGGTTCTGGTTGTGGTTGAGGTTCTGATTGTGGTTGAGGTTCTAATTGTGGTTGAGGTTCTGGTTGTGGTTGAGGTTCTAATTGTGGTTGAGGTTCTGGTTGTGGTTGAGGATCTGGTTGTGGTTGTGGTTCAGGTTCTGGTTGAAGTTCTTGAACTTCTGATTGAGGTTTTTGAACTGGTTCTGGTTCTGGTTCTTGAAGTTCTGGTTCTTGAAGTTCTGGTTGTAGCGATGGTTTATTTTCTCCTAAATTATTTTTTTCAAGTTCCTTATTTAAACTATCTATTTGTGATTGTGTTGTTGATAAAATTTTTTGTTTAACTATAGCTTCATATATATTTATACCTTCGCTAAATTGTTTTTCACAATCAATATATAAATTCATAATTTTATTTTTTGCATCTTTTACTAAATCATTTAATTTTTTTTCGTTGAGAGAAGGATTTATTGTAAATATTTCATCGCCAGTTTCTTTATTTTTTGTTACAGAAAAAACCTGATCTAATATTTCAATCAAACTATTTTGATTTGCTTCTGTAGATTGTATCATATTTTTAATATTATTAGCATATTTAATGAATAAAGAATCGCGTAAATTTCCCGTAAATTCTTGTTTATAATTTCCATTTTTACATCCACTTAATGAAGCATAATTTCTTAATTCAATATCTCTAAATGATTTTATAGCGGATTGTTCTGTATTAGGATCAACTGGAAATTTACTTTCCCCAGTAAATGCTTTGTAAAAAGTAATTAAATCATTATTATACTCTTGTTCCATTTCTGGAGACATATTTTTGAATGAACCGCTATCATAATCATATACATCATTATATAAACTTCGCAATTCAGGTATTCCAACCATTTTTTTCATATTTTTTACATTTCCACTAGATGATAAATTCATATCACAAAAATTTGGATTTATAATATATTCATCATCTAATTTCAAATTAACAGTTCCATTTTTATCATTATATTTTTCATTGTTATTCATCAAAATACCAATTCTTTTATGGCATAAATTATTATTAACAACTTTAACATCTACACCCTTAGGAATTTTATCTTTTTCGCTTAATGGCACTTCAACATCATTACCATTTTCATCTTTATAAATAAAAATAGGATTTAATGTCATAGTTATTGCTGAAAATAAATTAGCAATTTGTATATAAAATTTAGAAATGCCTATACAGATTCTTCTTTTATTTGTTGCATTTTTTACATCATATTTTTCTAATGGTTTTTCAAAATAAGCAATTTTATCTTTTGCTAATTTATCAATAGGCACACCTGCTTTTAATTTTTGTTGCATATATGTTATATCTTTCATATGAACCTTATCTTGTATTATTTTTGACGTTAATATTACTAAATTATCACAATATTCTAAATCACTTACTAAATTTTGCATATCTTTAAAATTTTGTGTTAAAATATAATTTGTTGCTATATTATTGATTACTTCGAATAAATTATTTTTTTTTACTGATTGTTGCGATTGATTGTTTCCCATATATATAGTTTTAATAAATTTATTTTATTTCAAAAATTATTAAATATATAAATTATATTAAATAAAGTAAAAATTGAATTTAAAATTTATTTTACATTAATAATAGTAAAATAACCATGAATGAAGTTGCAAAAACAAAAAAAATTAGAAAGGAAAATAATAAACAATTGTGGAATTTATTTGATAGTGAAATAAATTCTGCAAATACTAATATAGAATGTATATATCGACAAAATGGTCTGCGTGAAGTATGTGAATTATGTGAAAGTGCTTTAAAATATTCAGAGGAAGGATTTTTAGTTTGTCAAAATGAAAAATGCGGAATTATTTATAAAGATATGGTTGATCAATCTGCAGAATGGAGATATTATGGGGTTGATGATAATACAAATGGCGACCCAACCCGTTGTGGTATGCCTATTAATCCATTATTAAAAGAATCTAGTTTTGGTTGTAAAGTTATTTGCCCTGGTAAATCAAGCTATGAAATGAGAAAAATTAGACGATATACGGAATGGCAATCAATGCCTTATAGAGAAAAAGCGCAATATGATGAATTTCAAAGAATTACCATTATCGCACATAATTCGGGTATTCCAAAAATGATTATAGATGATGCTATGAGATATCATAAAAAAATATCAGAAGCAAAAACATTTAGAGGATGTAATCGCGATGGAATTATAGCAGCATCTATTTACATTGCTTGTAAAACAAATAATTACCCTAGAACAGCTAAAGAAATTGCTAGCATGTTTAATTTAGATAATACTAGTGCAACTAAAGGTTGTAAAAATGCTGTTAGTATAATAAATGAAATAGAACACGAAATGGATAATAAAGATAAAACATCATTATGTAAAACCACGCCTTCTTCGTTTATAGATCGCTATTGTAGTAGATTAGGCATTAATGAAGAATTAACTATGGTATGTAAATTTATTGCTATGAAAATACAGCAGAAAAATTTAATTCCAGAAAATACACCTCATTCAATCGCGGCCGGTATTATATTTTA